TGGGAATTTTGAGCCCCGATGGTGATTACAAGTGGCAACTGAAAGTTCCTCGCCTGAGTGTTACTTGCTTGGTTAATTGTTCCGGAAATTACAGATGTCGAACCCAATTCAACTGCCAGCGTCAAATCTCTGTTCGATGTTGTATTTTGCAACATCTGCCCGCCGATGTGTAATATCAGCGTATCGCCAGCCACAAGGTCAGTGGGCATAGTGTAGCTGTACAGGGCCGTCTTCGTCGTACTGTTGGTTACGCCTTTCTGCGTGAAATCGCGGTTGAGGGTAATGGCAGTTCCCGAACCGCCTCCGCCTGCCGGGGCTGCCCACGTCCCGTCTGCCCGTAGGAAGTTGGATGTGCCACCGCCTGAAGCAGGCGCAAGACCTTTCAAAGAACTGGTGAACGTATCGAGCAGGGCGGTTGCCTGTGTTCCTGTCAAGTCTTCGGGGTCGCCGCTTCCCGCTGTGGTTCGGCCTTTAAATCGTGCCGTGTCCATATTGGCCATCTTCGCATTTGTTACCGCGTCATTAGCGATGGTCGCCGCAAAGCTACCCGTACCGCTGCCCGTTACATCTCCAGTCAGGGTAATAGTCTGGTCGCCCGTGTTGGTGCCTGAAGTGTTGGCCAGCTTCGTCTTTTCCGCTTCAGTAACATACCGCTTATCGGTGCTGTCTGCGATGTCCGCTGTTGTGGCATCTGCTCCGGCTGTTACAAGGCCCTTAGCGTCGTAGGTGATTTTGGTTTTTGTTGCTGGGGTTATGGCGGCATTCTCATCAACCTTTCCATCAAGCGAGGTCTGCAAATTAGTCACATCGCCGATAACGTGCGTATGAACTATCGCGGCATAGACGGTGTCAAAATACGCCTTTGCCGTTGCCTTTAGGTTTGCCCAAGTTAGCTTTTTCCAGATGGAAGAATCCGCGCTGTCCTGCAATAGTACCGCGTCTGCATCAACCGGAGTTGCCTTGCTCTCGGTGGTGTCCACATCGTGCAGTTCTTCCAACTCGTAACCGTTATCAACCTTCACATAGATTGAACCTACCGTGCCGTGAACTCGCTCGACATATCCCAACACAACACCATTGTCCGGTGCCTGTGGCGGTGTTTCCGTGTAGCCTCCAGCGGTTGTGGCCGAAAGGTAAAGATTCGCCCCGGCTGTTAATCCTAATGTGTTCAGCTTGTAGAGTGGGCCGGAAACAATGACGTTGCCCTCTGCCCCTGCTGCGATTGTTTCAACGACAAAACCTATCGTACCCTTGCTCGTTGCCTCGCTGTTTGCCTGTGCCAGCTTCGCGGCAATCCGGTTGCCCTGTGCGCCGCTGATGTAAACCACCTGCCCCTTTGTGAAAGCCGAAGCGGTGTCGTTGTACACCCTTGCAAATTGGTTCATGCCAACCTGCTGAATTGCGCCGCCCTTCATCTGAAGTTGCAAAGTGCCATCGCCTGAATCCCAAAACACCGAGCCGTCTGTGGTGGGTGTGTTGGTTGGGGTGTTGTCAAATTCCAGGTTGCCAAGTTGCATCCCGTGTTCGCCGAGGTTCACATCGCCTGAAGCGCCGGTGTATGGCACCAACGCCGATGCATGAACGCCGTCTAAGGTATCAGCATCAAGTCCGCTGCCTGCGCCATCCACGGTCAGCAGCTTGGTTAGGATTTCGCTGGCGGTGTCGTTCACTTCTGCGCCCGCTTCGATTCCCGCAAGCTTGGTCTGCATCGCAGCGGTCATAACTCCCGCGTTGGTTCCATCAGCCGCAGCGATGGTGGCATCGGTACCCGTGCTGCTTACAACCGTTACCGTTGTGGCCGTGCGTGTGGTGGTGAGGTCAGTATTGCCGCCTCCGCCTCCGCCGCCTTGCCCGGTGAACCCGGCGGCAATGTCCACGAATATCCGGTCGCCGCTGCTGACACTTACTGCCGTGTTATTGTCAGGCGCGCCGATAGTTACTATTACGCTGTCGCTCATGTTGTTATGTCGCTATCAATGATGAATTTACCCTGCAACCATGTTACCTTATTCCCGCCTACGGTTGCCTGAAGGTCGTAGTTGTAACTCCCTGCCGTGAGTGCGCCCATTGTTCCCGCGCTTTTGGTGCAGCTTACCTCACCGATGGCCGCGTTGGTGGTGTCCCAATCCGCACCGGATATGGTTAAGATGGTTGTGCCTGCCGTGTCCTTAACCGTCAATACCAATGTGTAGCTGGTCAGGTCAAGCGGGGCTGCCGTGTCCATGTTCGTAAACGTAAATTCACGGGTGAAGGTGTCACCCTTCCGCGCTTGAATTGTGCAGAAAGCTGCGATGGAACTATTGCTATTAGGGTTCATTTGTCTTATGGTTGAATCAGCCAGGTATTATTGTCATAAGCGATAAGTGTCCAGCCTTCGTATTGTGTGGTTGTCTGTTTATTTCCGGCACCATTTATGTTATCGCCGGTCGCTGCTGTGATGGTGACGGTATTCGCGGTATTGTCTGTCTTAATAATTACCAGCCGCTCATAACGCGGGAAGGTGCTGGCATCGGGTAAGGTGATGTTCACATTTCCGCTGTCGGCTGCGACATACACGAACCGCGCGGCATTGTCTATGGTGGTGTTGGCTGTCAGGGTCTTGATTGTTTCGCCAGCCACCAACACCCGCTGAAGGCTGGCCTTAAATCCGTCTGTCGTGTTGTAAATTACCACGGGCCGCCACACATCGCCGCCCGTAGGTGTGCCGATGTCGCCGCCGCCTTGGTTGAGTATGCCGTCTGTCCATCTGGAAACAACACCACCCACTAATTGACCGAGATCAGACTGCCGCTGCTTCAGACTGGCGATGTCTTTTAACGTCGTGCCGACCGTGTCGCGCTTTGATGGTAACTTAACCGCAGTGCTGAATACCGTATCATCCCATTGGTACTTGAGCCACTCACCTGACCATCGGGCATTGTTCGCCGTGAATGTGCAGCCATTGGGAATGAACACCTCGCCGTCATGGACTACCGCGTTTACGGTGTCGAAGAGGAAGCCGGGCATATCGCGGAACTCTCCGCGCAATACCTTGCAAGGCTTCCAATGGTGAGCCATGATGTAATTCGCCGTAAGCTGGGCCAGCGCGTTATTGCTTCCTGAATAACCTGAGTAAGGTTTCCATGCGCTGCCGGCTTGCCATGCTGATGAGGTGCCATTGTATATCTCAACACCCTCGATGTATTGCTTGTTGCCATCCATCAGTGCGCCGTCAATTTTTACCGCTGCGCTATTGTCCGTCTGCGATGTGTTGGTGGCAACATATTCTACCGTGTCCGTCCATTCTTGGTTGGCGGTATCGGCCATGCCTTCAAAAGCTAAGCTTCCCTGCCACTTGATGTCGGCCCAATCACCGGGCAATGGCTCGGTAGTTTGTTTGCCATAGGCGTAGGCGCGGGCATAATCTTGAACCAATAGTGTTATTCTGATATCGCTTCCTAAATTGGTCGCGGTTGGTGGGATGCGAACATCTACATCAACAGACACCTTACCATTTACTGCTTCGCTGAATGCAGCCGGGATGTTATAGCCGAAGCCGTAATCTGTAATGACGGATTTAGGCGTTGAAAAATTTACCCACTTAACCGCTCCAGGTTCTTCATACGCGTTATTGGTGGATTTATCTTCCTCCAATAGCACCATATCCGTTACCTTATTAGTAGCCGTATTGTAACGGTAAATCCTGATAAGCACCCGGCTTACCGCTTTAGTGCTTTCTACCCACACCTTCCCGGTGATTCGCCACGGGATGGTCGTGTCAATATCACCCATGTTCAGGGATTTTGTTCCCGTCTGAAATGTGGCTTGCGACAATTCAAACATACGCCGCCGCTCTGCTGATACGGTTGCCGTTTTGAGTGCGGGAAAGTAAGTATAGGTTGCGCCGCTGGTCAGCTTCAGGTCGGACGTCTGCCACGTTGCGCCGTTGCGGGTGTTGATGGTTGCGTCTGCCTTGTAGCCTAACGTGACAATTCCCGTCTTGGTGTATTGCTTTTCCGTGTAGGTCGAGGAGCGGTAGTTTTGATGTTGGTAAATCCGGTAACTTCCACGGCTGAATTCAATCCGCAATGCAAGGCTGCGCAGAACTTTCTCTAATGCTTCCTTGCAAGTTATAGCTTCCCACAATCCCGAATGGTCTGCCTTGTCGTAATTTTTCAGAAACGCGCCGCGCCGCGCCCGAATAAGTTCCAGCGGATCGCGGGTGATGGTACCCATACTGGCCTCATAAAATTCAGTCGAGCAGCGGAGGTACACATCGTTTGCGCCGTAATAGCTGTCGAGTTTATTCGCCTTTAGGGCTTCGGTTACAATCGTGCCTAAGGTAGGGGTGTCTGTATTGCCGGTATTAGTGGCGTAAGTAAAATCGAAATCCTCCAGCCGCCCTAATCCGTCTGTCGCGGTCAGGTCGAATGCGTAAGGGTAATAGCGATTTTCAAATACGCATAGGTCAGGCAGTACCGTACCGAGCCACCACAGGGTAGGCGTGATGCCCTGATAAATCAGGATGGTGTATTTAAGCTCGCTTGAGGTTGCCAGGGTGTCGAGGAAGCTTTCCTCCGTGCTGTTTTTCACCAGCCAATGCACGACCGCTTTTGATGCGCGTATGGGACTTTCACCTACTCTTGCGCCGTCACCTTCCCAAGTTGCAGTAAATCCGGGAGTTGCCACCGTGAAAGTATTGATGCTGCCGAAGTAGCCAGCCTCGTCTATGTCAATCCGCCAATCTACGGCGTTAATGTCCTGGAATTGCGCCCGGTATTTTACGCCCATTACCTCACCCTCCCTCTGTATGTTTCGGCTCGATCAAGCATGATAAGCAGGTCTTGCCCGCTGATGCGCGCCATAAGTTGTCCGCCGCCCATGTCGCCGCCTATCATGTCCTTCAATTTATTCAGCGGTGCCACCACTTCAGGGTTAGATTTCGCGCCCGGATATTCTCCCATCATCCCGACCGTAGGGCCGGAAATGATACCGCCCTCGGCAAACATTCGGATGCCGGGGGAACTTCCATCTCTATTTCCTCCAGCGTTTTGACCTTGCTCAAAAGGTCGTTTCATCATGCCGCGCACAATTCCAGCCGCTGCAACAAGTCCAACACCCACAGCGATGGCCGCTGCTGGATTTGTTAATAGTGCTTTTTGGAAGGTATCTGATGCGACAGCTGCGGCAATCATAGCTTTACCGAGCGTTTGCATAAATCCGGCCACGGTCATCAGGATATTTTTCCCGAAGTCCTTGACCGCCGTATCGCTGCCGCTAAATACATCTTCCATCAGCTGACCAATAGCATCTGCGCTTCCCGCGACAGCCGTCTGCAGTCCTTGGTTCAGTGCATTCACCTGCGCTTCGGATTGACGTGCGCGCCGGCCATTTTCGTCAATCATCTTATCCGCATCCTTGTTGAATTTCCTGAACTGCTTTTCGTTTTCCGCAGGGTCACCAATCCACACGAATTTAGGCGGCTCAATCTTATTTGTCTTTGCCATGTATTGCAGCTTCTTGCGCTGCATACCTGCCGCTGCGTTTAAGTTTGCATCAAGTTTCTTCAGGTCAATAAAGCCGGGCATACCAGCCGAGCCGCCGGGTGTAAATGATTCCAGCCCGGTTAGGTCGGCTTTGGCCCATTCTGAATATGCCTGCTTCAACGCGCCGGCTGCGTCAAATTCAACTTTGGCCTTGACTTTGATTTTGGTATCGGTTTTTTTTCCTTCTTCTTCAAATGCTTTGTCAAGTGCTTGAACAAAATTCTCACCTGCTTTCTGCGCAATCTTTGTCAATTCCGCGCTATCGGCTTCAAGGCGTATAATTTCTGCTGCAATGTTGGCTGCTTTCTGTTTCGCTGCAAGCCATGCTTGTTCACCTTTTTTAACGTCAAAATTCTGAATATCTCGATTGGCTTTATTCAGTTCAATTTGCGCCTTAATAATTTCATTCGACAATTCTAACATCCGCTGTTCAACAGCCATAGCCATAGCGCGTTTCTTCAGCGCATCGGTAGCGGTATTGATTGCTTTGGTGATGTCTTCATTTTTTGATTTATCCAGATCCAGCCCTTTAAAATACTCTGGGTAAATTTTCTGAAGGTTCGCAAGCGCGGCGCGCTTCATGTCCACGCTGCTTGCGCTGCTCTGAAGAATGCGGGTGAGCATATTGTATTTACCCATCGTTTCTTCCGTGCTTGACTTCAATTTATCCTGTAAATTGTTTAGGGTAGTAAGCCCTTGCGCTACGGGTTTAATCGTTTTGGCTTTTTCCTGAAACGCCAAGGTAAGCAATCCAACAGCAGCGACAATAGCCAATACCGGGCCGGGCATGAGCAGCGTCTGAACGCCTTTCATAACCACAGCGAAAGTGCTTGATGTTAAGGTAAGTGCGGTGATAGCATCTTTTAAAGCGATGATGCTGCCGATACCTTGCGACATAGCCATCAGCGATTGAAGACGGGCAGTAACAACAGCAGCTTGCTCAGTCTTAATTCCAAGCATATTCATGGCTCCCTCCGCTCCCGCAATTATGCCAATGGTGTTCTGCATCGCGCCGCCGAAAACCTTAATACGGCCTTCCAAATGTCCAGCCTCAACTGCCATATTCAGGTCGCCCATACGGTCACGCAACGCGCCAGCCTGCTGTAATGTGCTGCGGAATGCTTTCTCCCCAGCCGCGCCCATATCTTCGTATGACGCGGCAAGGTTCGTTAAGGCGCGCTGCTGCTGTCGCAAGCTGCCAGCATTCGCAGCCTGGCTGGTAAATTTCCCGGCAGCGGTGCTTAACCGCTTTTGGTCAGCTTCCGCCATGTCAGCGGTTTTGCTCAGGGCCGCCCGTGCTTCGGCAAGCCCTTTCTTCAGCGCGTCCGCATCGGCTGAAAGTACAATGTTAATCCCGCCGCCCTTACCTTTTGCCATAAATTATCGGTGGTAATTTACGTCAAATTCTGCGACGATGTAGTAAACTTGATCATTACCTGCCTCATCTTCCGGCAGGTGTGATTCGCCGATGTAGTCAATTTGCGCGACCGCTGTCCCGTTATAGGTTCCGGGTGTCTTGCGGTCGAGTGCTACCCGAACCGCTTCCATAATGTCCTGCGCTTCGGTGGCTGTTTCTGCGTAAATGTTAATCTGAACGGTGCCAAAATCAAATGTGCTTGCGCCGTCCAATGTGGGTACAGGACGGTTGCTCACGAACTGGTGGGCAATGTACGGGTATTGTGCGCCCTGTGTTGCGCGAACCGGAAAAATGCGCTGACCGGTCAGGGCGGTAACGCCTGCCGTGTTGCGCAAAATGTAATCGACAGCTCTAATTGCTTTGTTCATTGTCTTTTATCTTAGGCGGCAAAGTTGCCGGAAATCTCTTATCATTTCGCATCGCCTTCGCTTTCGCTATTGTTTCCCTTCGTCTGTCTTCCAGCTCGTCCGGAAATATCAGCAGATCCAGCGGGCTGATGCTTTTCTTCGACCACGGCTGCAATAGTACCGCTGCCATCCATCGGGTGCGATTCCACGCAGCGCGCTCGGTGTCGTGTTGCTGCTTACGCCAGCCCTTCACCCGGTGGTGCCAATACTCCGGGGTTGCATCGTGCCACTCCGCCTCGGTCATTCCCATTTGGCCATAGGCCATCTGGAAAAGATACGCCCAGGTTAGGGGTTCTCCTGAACCCCCGGCGCGTTTCCCTCATCGCCTCCGGTGTCGGTTGTGTCAGTGTTTAATCCTAAGCACTTCATAAATGCTTCGGTAAAACATTCCACAGCCGGGCGCAATTCGGTAAGGCTGTCCACGGAATCCAGCAGCATATCCACGCTGTCGAATGGGGCTTTCTTGCCGTTGTTCTTCGCTTCCGTTTTCAGGCCGTACAAGGTCGCAACCGCTGACAATTCGATAACATCAGCCGTATCGGTGGACTGCATAATTTGCAGCAGCCCTGCGGGTTCGGCTTTGAAATGTTTTGCAATCGCGTAAATTGTTCCCAGACGGTACTGAACCGTGTGCTGCTTGCCTGCGATGGTAATGTGTGCGCTGCTCATTATTCAGTCAATTAGGGGGTAACAGTTCCTTGAGTAATGGTACCAGTCATCTGCAATGAGCAGGTGAAAGTTGCCTCGGCATTGTTGGGTGCGCTGAAGTTTACGTTAGTGATGTAAGCGCTTGATTCGTAATAGGTGTCGCCGCTTACCTGACTTGACCAGCGCACGGTGATGGCAGTGCCAGCCAGCGCATCAGTTACAAGGTCAGAAGGTGATACCAGCGAACCGCCGATGCTGCCGTCCTGTTCCAGTAGTCCTTCAAAATCGAATGTGCCACCCTTCTCTCCGGGGATAAATTCTTTATATCCCGCGCTGTCTTTGGTGGTGATTTCAATCATATCAATGGAAATATCCACTGATGTAGAGCGACCGTTTGCGATTTTGGTCATAGTGCTGCTCACTGACTTGTAAAGTCCAATGAGAGTGCCGTTCATTATTCCGGTAGTTGCCATATATGTTTACTTATTAGTTTTCGGATTTTTCATAATGTTTTCCAGACCTTTCTTAATGCCTTCCGTTACCGCGTTCTGGTTTATTTCCAAGGCCATCTGCATGAATTTATTGGCGCGGCGTTTTCCGGTGCGGCTATCGGTCTGGATGATGTTGCCGTATTTGCCGGGATTGTTTTTGCTGGATTTATTTTTTGTCGATTTTATGCCAATCAGGGCCACGTTCTTGAATCGCTTATCGCTTTTGGAAATCCATCCGATAGCGCGCTTTAGCGTTCCGGTTTTATGAGGAGCCATAGCACGGGCAGAATCAATAATGCGCTGTCCGTTTGTCTTGAGAACGCCCTGAACCTTCCCGCTATCCAATGCTTTCACAATGTCATCAAGCTGGGCGATTGCTTCGGCTTTGCCTTCGATTTTTAACCCGATCATTCCTGCCTCCTCGATTTAAGTTCCATCAGATTTTTGCGGCCCACCTCGGTAACGGCCAGAATGTTGTAAACTTCGCCTTGGTATTTCAGTCGGTCTTTCGGATTTACTCCCGCGTAATATCGAATCGTGAAAACAACCGGTCGCTCGGCCTCGCGTTTGTCACCATTTACCGACTCGGTTCCGGGGTCGGCCTTGTACATAGCCGGGCAGGTGATAAGCGCGCTCCATGTCTTCACCTGTTCGCCGATTGCGTTGGTTGTAGTGCTGAACCGCTCGATGGTGATTTGTCTGTCGAATCGTCCGGGGTTCATACGAATTGGTGAATACGGTAGGGGTTCAACAGGTATTCAGTGCCACGGGCCAGCGTTGTTTCGATCGTGCCGATGACTTCGTTTTTGCGCTCTTCGTAAAGGTCGCCCGTTATCAGCAGGATTGCGGCCCGGATTGCGCCGGGAAGGTTGCCTGGTGTGTAGCCCATCTGCGCCGTAATAACCACGCTATCGAGGCGGTCATCATTTACGCTCGGCGTGATGGTGTGCCAAAACAGGCGCAGGCGGTCGCGCTGAAGTTGCGTGCTGTAATTGGCGGATGGCCATGTCTGCAAAACATTGGCGGTGTCGTAGTACTTTACCGCTGTCAGGCTTTGTGGTTTGCCGTAAAAATCGGTAATGGCTTCTTTAAAATCGGCCATTTCCAGCTGGCAATTAGCAAGGCGTATCGTACTGCCAATGAAGTTTTCCGCAATGTCAAAAGCAGCATCAAGAATACCGGCAATGTAAGCGTCCTCATCCGTGTTGATGACGCGTAGGTGTTCCTTCACGTCGCTTATGCTAATGTAGGACGTTGCCTGATGGATGATGCTGTTTACCTTTTGAATCACTTACGGGTGCGCTTTTCGGGTTTGGCTTTGCTTTCTGCTTTCTCAATTTGAAGTGTTTCCAAAATGGAAACAATTCCAGCATCAAGTAGCTGTTTTGCTTTTGCTTCCGGCAAGGCGGCTATATCTCCTACATTGTAGGCGTAATTGAACCCTGCCGGGTGCTTGATAAATTTTACTTTTATCATAACTTTTTAGCTGGGGCGGGAAACATCGGTGTTTCCTATCGGCAGTCCCTCTGCCCGCCCCAACACAACACACACATCACCAATTCAGGCTGTGTGTTGTGTGGCCTTATTAGGCCGGTGTGGTAGCGTCGATGTCCTTACAAACTGCGAAAGACTTAGGCTGAAGTACGCCTACATCCACGAAGCTGTTCAACACGATGTTTGTAGTACCGCTCAGGCTGCTGCTGTATGGATCAACAAGGATTGACATACCGCCCCAGCTTGCGATTGCAAGTTTGCTGAAGTCGCCGAAAATCAGTGCGCTCAGGTCGCTGCTCGTGCCTTTGGTCAGGTTGTTGGGTACGCAGCTGGTAACGTTCAGACCGTAACCGGTCGGGGCCAGCGCCGGGTTGTTTACAATGAAGTTGCCCTCAACACCGCTTGACTGCTTGGGGCGAATCATAGCGTCACCAAGCACGGTTGGGTTGGTCAGGTAAGACGGAACCAACAGGGTGCCATTGTTCTCCATCACCTTTTTCATCAAGTTCACCCAGTCGGCATACACTTGGTTTGCACCGTTGGCATTGGTACCGGATGCGGCAGCGTTGCCAGCGTAAGTTACCAATACGTCAGAATTGCCGATGATACCGGTAGGCTCATTGGAACCGCCGCCTTTGATTGCAGCCTTTTCCAAGCTCACAGCCATGCAGGAAAGCAAGTACTGACGGATGTAGTTCTCGATATCGTTACTTGACTGAATCATCAACTGGCTGGTAACGGGAATGTAGCCAGCAAGACGCTTCGGGGAAAGTGTAACCTTGCCCCATGTTGCGGTCAGGTCGTTAGCAGAGCCGGTTTCAGTTTCCCATGCAGCTTCCGGTGTGGAAGTGTTGCGGGGAAGAACCAGGTTTCCTACCAATCCGTCGAAACGCTGGATGCCCATCTGAGCCAATACCAGGTAAGGGGAAAGTGCGTCGATAATGCCGCCTACATTGGTGGCCACGTTTACACCGCCTTCGCTGCCATTGCTTCCGCCGGTGGCAGACTGGGTGCGTTTTTCAGCGCCTTTCTGCGTCATGCCGCGATGGAACACCATTTTAGGAATGAGGTATTCGCTGCCTGATGTAGCAACACCTGCGTGACGCAATTCGTTCACAGCTTCTTGGTGCATCTCAGCTTCCAGTCCGGTCAGGTTGCGCTTCTCCAGAGCAGCCTTCATCAGGTTGCGGAAAGAGAAGTTTTCGCGAACGTTCTTCTCGTCTTTGCTTTCTCCGCTGGTTCCGTGTACCACAGGGGCAACAGGAGCAGCAGCAGCGGCAGCGCGCTGGGCAGTTTCCAATGTGTCAATTTCCGCATTCAGCTTGTTCACCTCATCAGTGATTTCAGCGGTGCGGGTGATTTGCTCCGCGCTCAGGCTATCGGCAGCCAGCAGGTCGGTCAACTCCTTACGGAGGTCGGCCAGCTTTTCGCGCTTCTCTTTAAGTGCTTTCATTTTATTGAGTCTATTAGGGTTTGTTTGATTTGGTTCTTTGCGTCAATTTGAGCCTGCGCAGCCTGTGTGGCTTCCTCGGATTCCGCTTGCAATGCGGCCCGCTCTTGCTTGATTGCCTCTATGTCGCGGGCTGCAATGCTTGTGCCGGAATAGGCTGGGTAGGTAACGGGGCTAACATCGTACAGGGCGCGAACTTCAAGGATTCGGCGGGTACCTTGCTCACCGTATTTATCAGAGTGCAACCATTCGGTGCGCTGGATGGTGAATGCGAAGCTGCTTTGAGTAATGTCGCCGCGCTGAATGCTGCGCACCCATGTAACGTGAGTAGGGTTTTCTTTGTCCGGAGTGAAGCTGTAAGCAAGCTGGCCTGCTTCGTTTACCCATACCTTCGCCGTGCCGGAAGTGTTGCGGCCCAGGACGATATTTGGGTCGTGATTTCCCAATACGCGGATATCGGAATTTTTCAGCGCGTTATCAAATGCACCCGGCGCGATTTCTTCTTCAAACCAGCCGATGTCGGTTCGCTCATTCACGACGGCGGCAATGCCTTCGACCTGTTCGGGCCAATCCTCACCTTCAGCCATGCGAAGTTGCACGGTACCGGTTATTGAGCGGCGCTCTATATTTGGGTTAATTGTTTCCATTGGGGTTATTCGTTTGTGATTCAGCTTGTGGGGCTGCGTCAATTTTTGATTGAATCCACGGGCGCATCATATCAGATGGCACCAGGTTGGACTCGGTATATGTTGTGTTGCCATCCGGCAATAAGTCCATGTCCTCAAATTTGCGCGCGTCGTTAGGTGAAAGCCATCCACCGCGAATGCCGATGTTGTAAAATTCTGCCCGGCTTTTGCTATCGGCGCGGAGCAGGGAATTAAACTGAAATTTAAAATAGTAGCCGCCTTTCTCATCTTCGCGCAGCAGCTTGCGTTTCAATTCTTCTTCCATCATTACTACAAGCGGAAGCATGGTCTGGACATAGAAGTCCTGAGCCTGCTGTTCCACGCTGGATTTAATGCCTCCATCATCGGCGCCTATCATGTAAGCAGGCACGCCGAACATACGGGCGATGTCCTTTGCGCCGTAGCTGCGGGTCTGAATATATTCCGCTTCCTGTGGTGAAAGGTTCAGCTGTTTTAGTTCGCTGCCATGAGGCAATACGGTTGCAGGGTCGCTTCCGTCAAGAACTTTATTGAAACTGTCTTTCAGTTTTCCTGATGCTTCTTGATCAAGCTGCTTGCTGCCATAGGTAATGACCCATTTCAAAGAAGCGTTTTTGCCGTAAAATTGCGCGCTGGCTTTTTCCGCGCTCAGGTTGATCCCCAAGCTGGTGGCGTGCATCGCAATGGGTGACATACCAACTACCGCGCTATCGTAACACAGCCCTTTGAAGTGCAGCATCTCGATTGCGGGAATTGCGGTAGATTCATCTTCGCCCTGGATATGGTAAAATACCACCTCATCAACTACCTTAACCGTTACCCGGCTGTGGTGAATTGGTTCTAATTTATTAGGTCGCTGGGTGACGGGATCGCGGTAAATTTTTACAAAGGCGTTTCCGGAAATGTCAAGCTGTGCGCTTACCCACTTGATGAATTGAAAGCGGGTCTGCATCTCATTCGGTTCTTGAATCAGCTGATACAGCGGGTTTTCATACGCAACTCGGCGGCCCTGTGCATCCACAACGTACAATTTCAACGGCATGGTGGCCAAGCTGTCAGCCTTCACCCGTATGCAGGAATGCACGGCAGCTAATCTCAGCGCCGTGTCGGGGTTTACAGCGATGGAGGTACCGCCGAAGATACCGCGCACGGCATCGTAAGCAGCCTTTATCAGCTGGTCGGCATACCCATTACTCCTGCGCTCGGTAGTGGATGTACCACTCCGCTGACGGGTAATCGTCAAGCCAGCTATTCGCACGGGTCAAATTTGCGCCCGTATTATCGGTGGTGCTGTAAACATTGTTTACTTCTTCATCAATTTTTTTATGTATCGGTAATAAACCATCTTGTAACTTTCAAAATCGGCGTAGCGGGTGCGGCCATTCTGCGCTTCGCACTCGTCTTCGGTCAGGTAGTACGCCTGCCGCTGCGTTACTCCCGTGCGCAGATGTTCTTCATACCTTGCAAAAAACACTTCGCGCATCCATAGATTTTTAGAATACGACAAAATCCGCCTCCTTGTCTTGTAATTGTGCGTCCATCATTTCGCCGATGGCCATAACCATAGCCACCACGCCGTCCACCTTATCGCCTGATTTTGCCTTATCCACTTTCACGTTGTTGTCCGGGTCTTTTTTCAATAGTACGTTGCCCATCATCCAACGCAATACGGCATT